CTTCTTTGATTGTGCCGAAAATCTTCTGGTCGAGAAGGTCGCCGTTTAAAGAATGAAATACACTTTTAGAAAGTTTGCGAGCCGGCAAATACAATGAAGGAGAATATTCTACTCTTTCTTTGATGCATTTACCGTTTTCTATTCCACGGTATAGAATGTAACCGCCAATGTTTTGTACGTTTGTATAAAATGTACTCAATTTAACCCTTAATCAATGATTTCGAAGGAAGCACAATACCAGAACCAAAAATCTGATTGTAGTTGTTGATAAAGTCTTGTGCAGGTTCATAGGAGTATATCACATGTTCCTTACGAATTGCAATAGTTTTGCCTTTCTTTTGTTCAGAATGTATTGGAAATGGGGCAAATCCAACATTGTGTTGTCCAGTTGGAGTGGGAACAATTGCAATACCAACAGGATTGGTAATTACGAATTGTTCATCAGTTTCACTCTCAATTTCACCCAAAATATCTTCGCCAGAAATAATTCGCATTGCAAGTATGTTCATTTGGTATCCTTTAATTATAAATATAGAAGAACATTATATATGAATTCATTTGGACAGTCAAGCTGTTCGTGCCATCTTTACCATAATACTCTAATTATAACAAAGTGGTTGAATGGATCCAATAACATTGTTTGCAATGGCAAATGCGGCTGTTTCTGCCGTAAAGAAAGGTTGCCAATTATACAAAGATATCAAAGGTGCTGCAGGAGATGTGAAATCTGTCCTGAAGGATCTTGACGAGCAATTTGCAAACAATCATAAAGATAAACCTGCCACAACTGCTCAGCGCAATGCATACATTGAAGAAAAAAATCGTGTAATAGAGTTAAACAAAAAACAAGGTGAAACTGCTGGTATCTACCAAGAACTGGCAAATTATCTCGGTGACTTCTTTGACAACATGAACAAATGTATGGCAGTAATTGAAGAAGAAGAACGTAAGAACCGTGAAGAAATATATGAAGGCGAGGAAAGTTTAGGTCGCCGTGCATTGCAACTGGTCATCATGAAAAAACAACTGGAACAAATGGCAGTTGAGTTGCGTGAAATGATGATTTACAATTCTCCTCCAGAACTTGGTGCATTGTGGACCGATGTTAGTGAGATGATGAAAGAAATGGGTGGCCAACAGAAGATACTCATTACTCGCAAAATGCAAAGTGAGGCCAGAATTGCTGCTAGAAGAAAAGCAAAATTAAAAATGTATATGGAAGAACTTTCTTATGGTGCAATTATTATAATCATAGGAATTACAATGACGTTATTGTTTTGGTGGATATCATATGATAGAAAACAAAGATGGCCTGAATTAGAACCAGCAATCGTTAAAGCCAACCAAGCGGAACGTAAAAGAATACGTTTATTGGAACTAGAACAACAAGAAGAACAAATACGAAAACAAGATGAAGAATACAGACAACAATCAGAATAATGAAGTTGTTGAAAGGATGTCTTTTTTAGATTTTTTAATAGAATTACCAATTAAATTTTTATTTCTAGCAATGTTTCTTTTATGGTTATTTGGTATGGGTCTTACATTGGTAATTGTAAAGTTTTCCAAATAGATTGACTTCATAAAAGTGACATAATTTAATAACATATATAATAATACTTCCACCTTTTTTTGAATTTATCATGAATAAAATCCTTTTCATCCTCAAACGCCGTGAGGATTACAACGCCACTCTCCACTCTGCCGTAGGACTATCTACCGGTCTGTATAACTCTGCCTCATTTATGAATGACATGTTGAATGACATGGGCATTCCTTCCAATTTGGTAGTTGTTACCGATAATAACGACATTGATAGAGAAGTTACCAAATACAAACCAACACACGTTATCATTGAGGCACTTTGGGTAGTGCCACAGAAGTTTGTTGTGTTACAAAAATTGCATCCAAATGTGATATGGATTGTAAGATACCACAGTGAGTTGCCATTCTTGGCTGGTGAGGGAATGGCCATGGATTGGACAGCAGATTACTTGTCTTATCCAAATGTTTACCTAGGTGTCAATGCACCAAGAATGATGGATGAATTAAGACTATACGCTACATGCAAATATGGCGAAAAGGCTGTCGATAAAATCATCTATATGCCAAATTATTACCCACAGGATTATAAACCATGCAACAAGATGGACAAGAATAGTCCATATATCAACATTGGATGTTTCGGTGCGGTCCGTCCATTAAAGAACCATATGAATCAAGCATTGGCGGCAATCAAGTTTGCCGAATCTATCGGTAAGAAGTTGAGATTTCACATCAATTCAGGACGCCTTGAAATGAAAGGTGAACCTGTTATGCACAATCTCCGTGCAACATTCATGCAATTAGGTGAAAAAGGCCATGAGTTAATTAACCACACATGGACACCAAGAGAACAATTTTTGGAAACTTGTGCAGAAATGGATATCGGCATGCAAGTTTCTTTTTCAGAAACATTTAATATTGTTGGTGCAGATTTGATTTCTCAAGGTGTGCCATTAGTTGGTAGCTCTGAGATTCCTTGGATATCTTGTATGTTTAGTGCTAGTGCCACGGAAACTGGAGATATATACAATGCTTTGCGTAAAACGTATAATAGTCCAAAACTAAATATATGGACTAACCAGTTTAACTTAAAGAGTTACACAAATAAAACCAAGAAAATTTGGTACAACTTATTCAAGGATTAAAAATGCATTTATTAATTGGTCACATCTATAATGCCATCGATGGAAGAATGGCTAGATTTGAAAGATATTTTCCAACATTTGAAGCAGCTAAGGCCTTTTCTGATGAACAGCCCTACGACCATTTAAAGATTTATGATGACAACAATCAAATGGTTCATTCACAGTCTAATACCTTTGAAGGCAGAACATACGCCTAATTGGTTGCAGAGCCTGGAGTCGCACCAAGAACTGAGGATTATGAGTCCTCTGTGATACTGTTTCACCACCCTGCGATAAATTATTCCGTAAATACACCGATTACATCATCAATGCATATGATGTAATCATCATCTTGTACCTTTGTTGCTTTGTTCCAATTCACTAACAGAGTGTCACCGACTGATACTTCCTCAATATCAGGACCAATTGCATTAACACTAGCCTTATCAGGTTCTTCACTGGTTTTTAGAATGATACCGGAAGATGTTTGTTTTTGTGCAGCAATACGTGTGATGTGAATATTATTTTTCAAAGGCTTCATGTTCATCCTAAAAATGGAGCGGAATGCCAGAATCGAACTGACGACAGAAGATTGGAAATCTCCAGTTTTGCCACTAAACTAATTCCGCAATAAATGGAGCGGGTAGAGGGAATCGAACCCTCAACTAAACCTTGGCAAGGTCTTGTGTTACCACTAGCACCATACCCGCAACTAAAACTAGATTGTATCTTATATAGGCGCCTTTGTCAAGCGCCTTGTTGGTATATTTGGTACGACCAGTTGGATTTGAACCAACCCCGTAAGAATTATGAGTTCTCGGCACTACCTCTATGCTATGGTCGTAAATTTGGTCCGGCGTAAGAGAATCGAACTCCTATTAAGGGCTTAGAAGACCCCTGTATTATCCATTATACGAACGCCAGATGGTGCGAGTAGCAGGAATCGAACCAGCAAGCCGAAGCGGAAGGTTTTAAGTCTTCTGTGTTTACCTATTTCACCATACTCGCATTACATTACTGGTCCGTTTCCGTTTCTGAAACCAATTTGACCACCTTCTTCTTTGATTCGTTTGATAACGTCTTCAAATAGAATCGGAGTAAAGTCCGTTTGTTCAACGCAAACACAATGGTAACGGCTATCAATTACATTTGTGTTACCATCTTTTTTTGTCCAACCTGGTTTCATCACACGATTTGCATGAAGGTGTCCGTGGATATTAACACCGAAACGACCAAGACTTTCTGGATGAAGTGGAATATGACTAAGAATCATACCGTTCATCACATGGTAAGCACGTAGTTCTCTGAAGTGATCACGATAGTCCTCATCTTTAAAGATATCATGGTTACCACGAATAAGAACTTTGTCACCGTTAAGTCTATGCATAATGCTAAGTGCTTTACGATTAATCACCACATCACCAAGATGATACACTTTATCAGTTGGTCTTACTCTGTCGTTCCAACGCCTAACCATTTCTTCATCCATCTCATCTGGATTGTCCCATGGTCTAAGTTTTGTCACACCATCATTACGCATAAAACGACACACCCCAGCATGTCCAAAATGCGTATCACTCACTAGAAATACACTAGGCATATCGTTCTCCTTAATTGGTGCCCCAACCGAGACTCGAACTCGGATGCCGAAGCACTGGCTTCTAAGACCAGCGTGTCTACCAATTCCACCATCGGGGCATTAAATTGCTTGTTGTTCTGTTAGAATTCTTTTTAATCTATCAGCACAAAAACTTGCTGCAGGAGCATCTGGTTTAACCATGGGTGTCATGTTACATGTACCTTTGATATAACCAATTGCTTGTTGTACCACGCATGAAGATCCATATAAATCTGATTTGTTCAAATCTAAATGAACTTCAACATGAAAATCTTCTAGAACATTGGCAAGAGATTGGAACAATTCTGAAACTTTATAAACTTCAGTCATCAACCTCATTGCTGGTTTACTTTTCTTATGGTCGTAATCCAATTCACGTTGAACATAACCGAATATTTTACAACCATGACAGCCATCAATATGAACTACAATCGCTAAAGCATAATCAGCATACCAAACGCCATTAACTCTCACTCTCTCGGAATCAGCACCAAGATATACCTTGGTATTTGGTCCTTGTTTTGCAAGGAACGCTTTGACTTCTTCTAAATCGAATTGTTTCATATTGTGCTCCTTAATTTGTCATACTAATCAATTCCTTTGCTAACTTTGTTCGACTTTGCACAGAAGGTTGACCTAGTATAACAATTACATACTTTTTCATGTCATCTTCAAGCATCATCGCCAAACATCTACCAGCTTTGTTGGTAAATCCAGTTTTGCTCAACACAATATTATCATACTCTTTCAATAGAGCATTTGTATTGTGAATTGCTTTGTGTTTTGATAGTTTTGTTTCATACGTTGAAGAAATCTCCCGTATCACAGGATATTTTTGTGCTTCTAATACAATACGAACATATTCTTGTGCTGTGCTTCTATTGAATACACTTAGACCACTAGGATCATTGAAAGCAGTTTGAGTAAGTCCTAAACTTCTTGCCTTTTTATTCATATCAGAAATAAAGGCAGAACGACCACCAGTATAATATTTTGCTAAAACTTCAGCTGCTGAATTGTCGGAACGGATCAATAATCTTTGTAGAATATTTTTTCCATACTTTGACATATCAGGATCATTATCAAGAACGACCATTGCAGTCATTAGTTTGCTTAAACTGGCAATTGAATGAGATTCGTTTGTGTTCTTTTCGGATATAACTGAATTTTTATTGACATCATATAAAATATATGATTCATCAGCCATAGCATTTAAACAGAAAAATGCCAAAGATAAAATGAATTTACTTTTCATCTTTTGGCCCCTCGCCAGGGAATCGAACCCCGTCCAAGGGGTTTGGAGTCCCTTGTGCTACCGGAACACTTGCGAGAGGTTTTTTCTTACCGAAAATTGCTTCCCAATTCTTATCATATTGTTCTTTTGGAACAGAATAGGGTCTAGGACTAGAACCTTTACCGCCGTCACTCATCTTTATCTCCTCAAAATTTGGTACTCACGAAAAGAATTGAACTTTTGTCTCTCGGTTATCAGCCGAGTGCTCTGCCATTGAGCTACATGAGTATATATGAACTCTAAATAAATACAGTAATGGACCAAGAAGACTCTTATCAATTACTTTACAAACTATCGGATACAATTCCTTTTGCCAATACTTATTGGACAACATCAAAGGAATTCAAACCCGAAGAATTGGTCCGTGTGGCAGGATTC